CCTGAATAGTTACCGCAACAGCTTCTGCCTTAGCAGATGCAGAGCCACGGATAGGCTTAGGAATGTGAATAACGTCGCCCTTCTTGCCAGTCATCGACAGACGCTTGACAAGGGGAGCCATCTTCAGATTCTTTTGATATGCTGCGATGATCTCATCCGACCAGATTTCGGGGATAAAAGTACCCGCAGCGGTTTTGTCTACTACAGCGTTAGCTGTAAAAAATGCACCAGAGGTTTCACCAGCCATTTTAATTCTCCTTAAAGGTTAGGCTAACGTACACGACCCTCTGCGTATGCTTTCAGTAATTCGTCTGAAAGACTTTGGTAACGCTCTGGATCTGTACGCATAAGTTTAATAATGTCAGCACGACGATAAACTTTTTTGCGTGATCCCTCTGCTGTTCCACGAGCGTTGCCTGTGCTGGCTGACTTTAAGGTGTTTTTACGTGCCTGTTTTTCAACGTTAGCGGTCTGCTGTACAACCTGGTTTCTTTCTTTCCAGAGAGAAAACAATTCGTGTGCAGCGTCGTAATCGTACCCTTGGTCTGCTTGAACAAACAACTGTGTTCTAACCTTTGACCCTTTGATCCATTCAGCAAACTTAGGATCTTGTAGTATACTCTCCATATCAGGATGATTGGATTTCAACTGTGAAAGAGTAGCCTGTTGTCTAGCCTGTTGTGTGTAGGCTTCTGCTTCTCTGATCTTAGGGTGATTAGATATAGCTCGGTTAACAGCAGATTGTGGATCTACAAAGAAGTCTACGTCATCGTCTTCTTGTTGCTGTTGTTGAGGTGCTTGTTGTGTTGAGAGTTGTGTCTGAATATGTTCATCAACTAACCTTCGTAGCTCACCAACTTCCGTACTCTGTTTGCCAGAGAATTTCTCTAGCTCTTGGTGCATCTGTACAAGTTCTTCGACAGATTTACCACGGTACTTTTCAGGAAGATCAAACTCTGGTTCTTGAGGTTGTTCCTCTTCAGGATTCTCAATAGAGTTATTAGTTAGCTCTTGAGTTGTTTCGATGGGTTCTTCTTCAGGACGCTCATCAAGTAATTGTGCTCGTGACATAATATAAACTTACCCCGCCTATTATTATTAAGGTTATGGAGGATTAAAATGGGAGATGCCCTAATACTAGGATTCCCGACTAGATCGACCAGCTTGCTCGTGTTCACGTACCCACTTCATGTGTCTACCGGGGAAGTCCCCAGAAGACCCTTCGAGTATGTGTTGAGTTGCTGATACGATTTTTGTAGCGTTGGCTCCACATCCGCACCTACTGGACGTAGTATTCCCTTCTACAAATTCTTCAAAGATATGTCCGTTAGTACAGCGAAAATCAAATACCTTAATCATCGCTAGTTAACTCTTCGTAGTTATTATTAGTAGTAGTTTCAAAGTTAATAATATAAGCAAGTACGTTTAGTTGTCCTTTACGTACATACAAATCATTCTGATCTTTGGTTGCTTCTACGCTGTTAATTACGAGAGCGTTTTGCTTTAGTTCTTCGATTAACTGCTTCCAACCAGCGGTTCCAAACAGGTCAAAGTACTTATTGTAGTATTGTTCTGTTTCTTGATCGAGTGAGGCCATAAGGTTGTCTCTATATCTTTTATTATAACATAATTTTGTTAAAATGTCAAGTTTTTTTCTTGGTATTATTACCGTTTCTTTTTGGTTTTCTTTTTCATCTTAGCCTTAGCTTTTGCGGCGGCTTTGTATCCTTCTTTAGTATAAGGAAAGTGTTTTTTACCTACTTTTGGCATTATTTACTCCTTTTTTGCTTTTTGGCTGTTTTAGCCGCTTTCTTAAAGGCACTAGCCGTAGGTGCACCCTTAGATCCAGGTTTACGCATACGTTCTCCAGAGCCAGCTTTGATTCTCTTGCGTTTCTTGTGTATGTTTTCGTATAGTCCAGCCATATCACCATTTCACCTTGTTTGCCCAGTACGCTGCGCTCATCTTTCCTTTAGCAATGTTCTTAGAGTGTCTAGCCTTAAAGGATTTACGCCTCGCCTTTTCCTTAGCCGTCTTAGGATCTTTTCCAGCACCACTGACTCCTTGTTGTCCAAACCGTATGGTCTTAACTTTGTCACCTTCTTTAGCCACAACTACGTGTGACTTCGTAGGGTGATTAGGCGTCCTCTTCGGTTTGTTGTACCCGCTTACCCCTGCTCTTGCTAGTCTTGGATCCTTGTCCTTGCTCATTGATTAGCGCCTCCAGTTGGTCCACCTTGGCCTGTAAAACTTCCAATTTGTCGAACTGGTCTTTGAACGCTTGGTTGATTTGGTCTAGAAATTTGCTCATTTCGGTTTGTGTCATTAGCATTGGTACGATTACCTCGTAGTTGTCGTTCTTTTAAGAGCCTGTCAGCAACTTTAAGTCTACGTTCAAACTCTTTGTCTTCTTGATCGCCTTCTTTGAGATTACGAGTAATAGCTTCGATGCGATCAATCTCAAGCTCCTGTGGCGCAAGTTCTGAATCAACAGCGTACTTAACTGCCCTAGCCTGAGATTCTGCGGCCTGACCTTGCAGAGCAGCAGTCTGTGCTTGCTGGAACTCAAGCTGTGCTTGTTGTGCCACCATAGCCATCTGCTGTGCTTGAGGATCAGGTTGTGAAGCCTGTTGCATTGTCGCAATAAGCTCCTCACGGTTACTGAGGTTCATATTATCAATGATGCTCTGAATCAACACAGGGTACAGCGGACTGTCTTGCTTCATAGTTTGCAAGAGTTGAACCAACTGCGTAACTTCGTATTCACGAGCAATGATACCCAGAGTACTCGTAGCGTTAAACTTGTAGTCAGCTACTGGGTAGTTTTCAGGGTCAAACTGCATATATCTGTGTGCAGCTTTGGTTACAAACGGTAGTAGGAACGACTGTTGGAAGTTTATGAGAGTACGCTTATGACGCTTAATAATAGCACCAAGAGACATACTAATACCAGCAGCGGTTGCTTCGCCATTGACTTGCCCTGCAATGCCTGCGGAATCCACGGCTCCAGTCGCTTGTTGCACCATTTGTTGAAGGCTCGCAGCTTGCGCAAACGTGATTTGGCCCACTTGACCAAAGTTGAAAGGTTGAAGTACTTCACGAGGATCTCCATTAGTTAGTATCATTTTTCCAGGACGCACTTCAGGCTTAGCCCCTCTAGGAAGCCGCGTAGCGTCGATGGCGAGCATTGGGTGAATAGTTAGACTCAGAGCATCAATACGTGCACGTAGCTCTGTATCGAGTGCCTTTTGGCTGTTGTAGCCTTTTTCGCACACACCGCGACCCCAGAATCTTCCAGGAACTACATCCCAAGGGAACGCAACAACAGGACGATCCTGCATCATGTAAGGATTAGCTTCAGCTTTAAGGAGCGTACCTCCGTTAGCTACTACTACAATAGCCTCAACGTACTTAGAATCTTCTTCTACGTCTACACCTTCGTTCTCAAGTAACTCACGGGGCACAAGACCGTAGTACTTCGTCAGCCGTACTTTGTCGTCGTTGTACAGCGTGAGGTCTTGATCTGGCTCTAAGTCGCTGTCAGGAGCAGCAGATTCAATGTAAGCCTCGTTGTAAACACCCTGCTCCTGTAGAAGTTCTACGCTGTGTTTAGAAACAAACTCGTCTACAGCAACACCCATAGCATCCTCAATAGACGTAGCTACAGGGTCAATAAGAAAGTTCTGAGGCAATACAGGTTTTAGTTTTACAACCACACGATCAGTAATAGATACGCCTACTGCTTGTAGTTGTCCATCCATGATTGGCTCTGTAGCGGGAGCCATTTCTTTAATCTCTTCAAGAGTAATTTCACCAATGCCTGTACCAAAGACAGCAGCATTAATAAGACACTCAGCCACAGCTTTACGAACCTTGCAGGCTTCAAAGTCTTCTGTAAGTTTTTTACGAAGGTACAGGATGTCTTGTTTGTTGGGATCGTTAGTATCGTCTGATATATCAAACCACTTACCTCTACCAAACGTGGCTTCCTCTAACTCCGCTACGTTAGACTCTACAGCCTGCTGAAGCGCAGGAGAGATAATTCGAGAACGCTCTGACGCTCTTTCGGAGTCAGCAGGATCCCATTGACCTCGCCATAGCCTATAGTATTCTTCGAACCGTTGTTCGTAGTTTGATTCATAGTGATCTCTCCAGTTTTCACACTTGGTCATCACCCACTCTTCCAGAGACTCCTCAATCATCAGAGGGTCTGGGCTATAAATTTCTTCTGCCATCTTAGGTTCCTTAAAGTACGGCAACTGTGTACCCTAGTGTACAAAACACCACAGCACTGATTGCGTATATTCCGTAGGTATTTAACCGCCTGTAAACTCTTTTAGTCAATTTAGTAACCTGCTACTACGTCGAGTATTTCGTGATCGTCTATTTCAAAGTCGTAGCTGTAAGCTACCTTAGCCAACTGGTCTATGTACGCTAGAGCGTCAACCAAGTCATCGTGGGTTAAAACATCAGGAAACTGGAACAACTGGTCTAAGAACCTAGAGTTCCACTCTCCTTTTCTCAAAGTTACGTATCCGTTCTCAAAGCGCCCTTGTAAGGCCCACATCACTCTGTCGGTCTTCTTTTTGTTACCGTGGGTTAACTCTTCTACCCTGAAGAACTGCCCGTAGCGCTTCATCAGGTCCATCAGAGGACTCATTACAGCTTGCTTTGCAATCCCTCGTTCAATACCAACGCTAACGGGTCTGTAGTCTCTAACGGCCTGAAATATCTTGGCGGCAGTCTCGTTAAGCTCCCACCGCCCATGTATAATGTTATCAACGTACCAACCATCAGTACCAACTTTAACGACAGCGATTGCGGTTTCATCTAGTTTAGTGTTCTTCGTCCGTTTTTTGTTTACGTCCTCAAATCCAGCGAGGTCAACTGCGATGTAGTAGTCGCCTTCTTCTGGCTCTTCTCCGAACTTGACCCAATCCTCTCTGAACATCTCTGAGCCTCTGGCTTCAAACGAGGCCATGAACTCTTGTCTAAAGGCGTAACTCGACATTGATTTCTTTGCCATGTCGATTTCAGTCGGGTCCAAGATTGGATTGTCGTAGCTGGTGAAATGCCAGCCCCTGTAAGTCTCATCGTCACCTAACTCTGCGTACTTGTACAACTCGTAGAAGTGGTTCCTGCCCATAGGCGTACCTATGAACAGTGCTTCACCTTTCTGGTCAGCCAGTGCTGGACGGAGAATCTGTTCCCATACGTCAGGCTTCATGTCTGCGTACTCGTCCATCACGAGAAACTTCAAGGACACACCACGCATTGTCTCTGGCCTGTCGGCTCCCTTGAGACTAATCGTGGCCCCGTTGACCAGCCTGATCTGGAGATTGTTGATGTGACTTCCAGATATAACAGGGTGTCCTAGCTCCAACAGGGTTTGCCACATGATGTCACGGGCTTGCCCTTGGGTGGGCGCAACGTAAAAAACGTGTCCTTTGTCGGACTGTAGAGCGTTGATAATCAACATCCAAGCAGCTAGGCGAGACTTCCCTGTCCTTCGCCCAGCGGCTACTACTTTGAACCTAGTAGGATCAGAGTATACTTCCTGCTGCCATGGCAACAGTTGTACGTTTAGGTCGGTCAAATATTAACCTTCCCATCCTGCGTCGTTTTCGTCGTATTTGTCATCACCATTAGTATCACACGAGCGTTGCCAAGAAATCATGTCAAAGGTTAATCCTTCGTGCCACGGTACGTACGCTTTACACCACTCGTGAGATCCTACAACCATTTCATCAGTACCGTCTGGATCAGGTACGTAGTCACGCTTTTTGTTTTCGTCTACTGGTTTAAAATAAACACCACCTTTTTTGTAAGTGGTTTTAGAGTAGACGTTGTGTGTTGTTACAAAGATGTGTTCGTTGTCTTCTAACGTATAAGTAGATCCGTCATCGTAGTTGATTACAGTTTGGCTAAAAGACAAAGATGAGAAAAGAAACAAAAAGGCTGCAAGATATTTCATTAAGTTACGCTCCGTTAAAGTTTACAAATACTGCTGGTTGCTCCAACAAGTCAAAGGTTACAACAAACTCCATGTCTCCAGCAGATGTAGTGTACGCTTTGATAGCGTCACCAGCCTGAAGAACAAATACAGCAGACCCGTCTAACAAAACGTAGTCCTTAGCTGATACGTTACCACCACCTAAGATGTCTATACGAGTACTGTCTGCTTTGTCTACGTAGATACCAGCGCCGTTAGTAGAACCACCTAAGTTGCTCACAAATAACATAGTCCAGTGGGCTACGTAACCGCTAGGGATTGTAGTAATAGTTACTACGTCTGTGGTTGTTACGTTAGCGTTCTTAGTGTACAGCATCAGTAAGTCCAAATTACAGGAGCAGAACCCCGTGTGTCTACGTGAATAAAGTCACCAGCGACGCCTATACCCGTAAAGCCCAACTGAAGCGCCTCTCTTATTATTGTGTACCTATGAGCAGAGTTAGTTATTTTTATGTCT